TGGTTGATGGTGATTAGTGCTGCTCCTGTCAGATCCACCTGCAGGTTGGTTTGGGTCGGCCAGTACATCGGTCTTGCGCCTGAGGCCTGGCTACCTCCCCACTGGAGGTCCAGGTCATTGCTTTCCACGAATATTGCGTGGATGTCTGTGTTGTTCGCGTGAGACGCGAGCAGCAGACTGTCGTTGCTTCCAGGCGTTGATTGGGTCGGTATGACTGGTGCCGTGGTTCCTACGGCTATGGTTACCGGATCGCCTTTTTGAGGCCACGGTAGTGCGCTGGTGAAGTAGTCGTGGCGTTTGTTTGCCCGTAGTGGTTTGCCATCCCAGGCGGTTCCTCCGCCGACTCGAGTGATGTCGACGTTGAATTGATTTGGCGCGTCAGTGAGTTCTGTCCACTGTGCGCTGGTCCACCAGTCCCACGGTTGCTGGAGGTTCTGGTCTCGGAAAAATTCGTTGTAGATCTGTAGGTATCCCCATATGGGGAATGCCGTGACGGACCATCCGTGTGCTTGATTTGCGCCTATGGCGTTGCGTGGTGCGATATGGATCCCTGGTGGGATACCCATGTAGTCTGCGACGCTGTTGAATTCGCAGTTCCAGTTGTAGCTGGATCCTGGTGCGTTGACCAACCCTGGGCACATCGTTGGTACGATGTTTGTGGTTGGTGTGTCACTGTACGGTCCGCCGACGGTTTGTTGGATGCCGGTGATGATGGATTCCCATCTTGCGCCGCGTGTTTCTACGTCGAGCTGTCGGTTTGCGATGTAGAAGTAGAATGTCTCGAGCGTCAGATCGTCGAGTGCTGGCGCGATCGGTGTTGCGAGTCTCGCCATGATGCTTTCTGTGTGGCTCCACACATCACCTGGGATTACTTCCTCTACCATGATCGGGATGATCTCGCTTGCGTTGAACGCTTGTTTGCGCGTTTGTCTCATCGCGAATATGGATCGTGCCTGTGGCTGCGGCGTAGCCGCTACTGCGAAGTCTTTCTGACGAGCGGTTTTGTTTCGGTGTAACACTGAATCTCTCCTCGAAATTGAATTTGAAACGTTGGATATTCTCTTGCTGACGACATTGCTTGCTAAACGTTAGTCTTGGCGTCTGGTTGTTTTCTTTTTCTCCTCTTTTCCTCTTGGTTTGGTTATCCACGGGATGTGCACACGTCCTCGTGTGTGCATCCGGTGGGTAACCCATTTTTGGCCCGGACGAGCGCCTATGGCGCACGTCGGCCGGGCCTTCTTCTCTCTGCCTGGTCGTAGACCAGGCGTCTAGATCTTGTTGCGGGCGGCTCTTGCGTGCGTGCGCGCGGTTTGCGCGTGCGTGCGCGTCTTTGCCGCCCGCTTCTGATCTTGTCGCTGAGCTTCAGCTTTTCGCTGAAGCTTGATTTGCCGTACTGCTACGGCTCCTGCTGGCCGAAGACTTACTCGGCGGTCGTAGTACCGTGGCACCGCATGGTGCTTACCAGTGATTGTCACGCGGTCATGCGTGTACATGTTTTGCGACCATTGGTCGCACCATTGCCCGCCGATTGCTAGATCGCGGCTTCTGCTCATGTAGGCCTTTGGCTGTTCCAGGGGAACCAATTCCCCTGTTGATTCGTCTAGGCGTGTGTAGACGTGTCTGTCTGCTTTTTCTATCGTGTAACCGGCGGCGTATTGTGCTGACTCCCATGTCAGCGCGCCGGCGGTGGCGTTGCCTAGTGTCCATAGCGCCTCGAGCTCTTGGGATGTCCACAGTCTGTGTGGTCGCTCCTGCGTGATGTGTCGTTTGGTGAGGAACGCGTAGCCGAACAGTGCGATATGCATGTGCGGTCTCTTCGTGCGCGTTCCGTATTCGGTGACTCCGTAATAGGAGCACCGTTGTTTGTATTTGCGCCATAGCCATTGGCGTGTGCGCTTTAGGAATTTCTGTCCGTCTGTCCATCGGACGGTTGGTGTGTCTTCGATCATCGGTAGATGTTCGTCGCTGTAGGTCAGCGTCAGGAATGAGCTTTCATTCCACCTTGCGGTCTCGTGGGTCATTCGTACTGCCCACTCCAATCCCTTTTGTTGGTAGCACAGTGTGCATCGTCCGCACGGTAGTTCGGTTTTGGTGTAAGCCCGCCCGTCCCTGGGCGGGTGTGTTCCGAACTTGTATTGGCCGCCTGCGGCTGGTGCCCAACATGCTGTCGGTTGAGCACAGTTCATGTCAGAACCTCGTTCCTCCTCGAGGACTCATGTGCGGTCTGTTGATCCGCTTCACGTAGCTTGATGCACGCCTGTGCATCTTCTTGTGTTTGCCGAAGCTCATCTTGCGACGCATAATTTTCTCCTGATGTCAATGGGTGTTTGGAGCGGTCCACGCGATTTTATTCCCCTAAAAAGTCGGGGGTCTAGTCGACCCCCGAATTTCGTGCTAAACCTGCAGGGCGCTGTCTCGGTTTAGCCCTGCCTACTGACACCTCTTGTCAGTTTCGCGGCGAGATGCCTAAGCATTTCCTCCGCGTCTTTCACTTCCCTGTCCAGCCTCGCTCTGCGGTTTGCCCAGGCCGTTCTCATGGCCCTCGGTGCCGTAGCTGTGGGCTCGTTCATTGCGTGGCTGATCGCCCTTGCGGTCCTCTCCTTGAGCCGTTGGGCCCATTCTCGAGTTTTCGGGTCCTGGTACTCCTGGACCTCGAGCTTGAACGCTTGTCGCAGCTGCGCTACCTGGTCTTGCCCGGATGAGGTCGCTGGCTGTGCAGATGAATTCTTTGCACGGTTGGATTTGGCCGTCTTCTTTGATTTCACCGAGCTTGTAGAGGTCGTAGTGGTGCGGCGCTTGTGTGATGGCATGTTGTGACTCGTCGTTGTTGACCACGGTTGAGAGGCTGTGCTTCATCGCGGCATCGTCGGATGCCGTGAGTGGCGTGAGCCAGTAGTTGATAAGCCGATCGTGGACGCAGTAGATCTTCATTTCTTTTCACCCTCCTTGGGTTTCGGATCTGGTTCTGGATCTGGTTTCTTGTTTTGAGCTATTGGCTCAAGTATGGACTTTAGTTCGTCGTAAGACAGTTTGTCCAGTTGTTCGTCCGTCATGGACGCAAGTTCTTTGGGAAGTTTCTTCCTCAGGTTTCTGAGGTTTTTGGCGTAGCGGACCATGTCCGCGAAGTTCGTTGGGATGTTCCGCCAGTCCAGGTACTGCGGTTCTTTGCCGGAGCTGGGTACCATGTTGGATACCGTTGCTCGGCGAACGATCGTAGCGATCGTTGTATCGTCCGCCCCGCTCTGGTCTGTCAGAGTCGGTTCCGTAGTGATGGTTTGTGATCGGTTCAGTGACGCGATTCTTCGTGCGTTGGGCATGTCATTCTCCTTTGTGTGCGAGTAGTAGTTTCAGTATCTGGATCAGTTTTGCCATGGCGCCGCCTTTGCCGTCGTCCAGGGCGTCGAGTGACTTCCAGGCTTTCTGTTGTGCATTGGCTTCGGTCTGTTGCGACTCCGTGCGTTTGGCGGTTGCCTCTGCGCTGTGGCCGGCTGCTCTTGCACTTTCAGTGGTGGCTTTTTGCAGATCTGATAGACCTGGGAGGGTGGCCATTACTGCTTGCTTTTGAGCATCAGTTAGATCGCTTGCGTTGATGGTTTGTATGATGTTCGCTTGTTTCTGTTGTAGGTCGAGTTCGGCGTTCTTTACCGAGTATTCGGCTTGCGTTCCGGCGCTGGTCGCTTGTGCCTCTGCAATTCGCGATGCGCTTTGTGCGGCGGCCATGTTGTAGAACTGCGTTTTGCCGACCGTGTTTGCCGTGGTTGCTGCTCCGAAGGCTTTTGCACCTTCGGTGAATCCTTCGGCGCTCATCTGTGCGTTCGCGGTAGGTCCTTGGCTATACGCGAGCATTGGATTTAGTCCAGCGTGTAACAGGTCGTTTACTGTTCGCTGGTATGCGTGTGCGCTGTTTTTTTGGTTCTGGTGGTTGACGATGAGTTGCCCTCCGATGTCCATTGCGCCTTGTATGAGGTCGCCTGCGACCATTGCTCCGCCGAGTCCCATGGCTTAGATCCTGCTTATGCCGGGCGTGCTGTACGTTGGCAGCAGCCTTGCGACGTTGGATTGATGGAGGATGTCCATGATTATTTGGCTGCTCCATTGCTCGTTTGGTGCTGTTGCGAGGGATCTTCCGAGCGTTTCCTTGGTTTTGTCTTGGATGAACTCATCGCTGAGCGTTGGTTCTGTAGCGAAGTCTTCTGCGTAGTGCCACCAGTCCATTGGCTGTGGCGCTGTGCTTCTGAGGTAGCCCGTGATTTCGTTGGGTGTGTACCGCATTTCTGCGAATCGTTCCTGGTATCCCCAGATCTCGTTGGTGTTGGCCGTTGCCGTCTGGGCGTTCCAGATTTCTTTGGTGTCGATGGTCTGTTCGCCCAGGTGGGCGAGTTCTGGCCACGCGTAGTCGAGGCGCTCGTGCCTTTTGATCCAGTGTCTTCTCACGCCTTGTTGGTAGGTGGGTGTCGCTCTTGCGACGATCACTCCGATGATGTATCCGTGTTCGGTGATGGCGTGTTTGAATGTGCGGTTGAACCCGCTCGCGTGCATTTCTGCTCCTAGGTTTCCCAGGGCGCTGTCTTCATCTCCTGGTTGGATCGTTGAGTAGCCGGCGGTTTGTGCGATCGGATTTACCGTTACTGGGTAGCGTGAGCCACCCAGGTAGATCGGCCTTTGTGCTGCCATGTCGCTTACTCGTACACCGAAGTGTCCGAGGATGTTTTCGACGTATCGGCTTCCGCCTCGAGCGTCGGTTTCGAGCATTTGTTGAACGACTGCACCTTCTCGCAGCTGGTTGATGGTGATTAGTGCTGCTCCTGTCAGATCCACCTGCAGGTTGGTTTGGGTCGGCCAGTACATCGGTCTTGCGCCTGAGGCCTGG